GAGTTGCGCTGATTGGGATCCATGCCGGAACCCATGATGCTTCTGACCTCGTCCATGACGTCCCGCAGGGAGTTCATTCTGGACCTGATGCCCCGAATCAGTTCGCTCATAGCCTGGATACCGTATCCGGCTGATTTCTTGACTATCTCTTCATATTTCTTTTCTATCGCCGCGATGGTCTCAGCGGCGTTCTTTTTGATCTCCCCGTTCTTTTCTTCCCAGGCCTTTTTGTATTTGGCTAACTCCTCATCGGCCTTGGCTTTCATCTCAATCAATTTGTTTTGCATTTCGATCGTCTGCTGGCTGAGTTGATTCTGGGTTTCCATCCTGATCTCACTCAAGCGCTGGCTCAGGTCGACCCGGGCCTGCCGCATTTCGATGTTGGCTTCCGCCCGGGCCTGAACGTTCTTGGTTTTCCAAAGGCTCACATATTTACCCAGTTCTTCAGTGGTTAGGGTGTTTAAGGCTGCGATCTGGGGAGCCGCCTTGACCCCCATCTGCCGCAGCTCATCAATCAGCCCCTGGTCCACCCCCTTGGCGGCCAGCGATTTGAGATTGACCTGCCAGCTGTCGAACTCTTGAACTTGGTCCTCCAGATTGCCCAGCAAGGACTGACCCGACACTTTTTGGGGCTTCACTGCATCAAACAGCCCCAGCTGGTTCTTGATGGACTCCACTTTGGCCGCGTAGCTCTGTTTATATGAATCAATCGCCTGGGCTTCCCTCTCCAGGCCGGCCGCACTAATCTGGGCCAGCTTGTCGGAAAGCTCCTGCTGCAGAGCGATTTCGTCCTGAGCCAGTTTGGTTCTTACTTCCCGGCGCTGGTCGGCATAGGCCTGCTCGGCTTCCAGCAGCTCTCGGTTGGTTTCAGCTTGGATTTCTTCCAGACTGTTCCGCATATCAACCAGGGCGGCAATGATATCCGATACCGAGCCGTCCACAAAGGTCAGCCCTTCCCGCATTCCTAGACTCAAGCCTTCGCTGATGTTAAGACCGTATTCGTGCATGACTTGGGAAGGCGACTGGATGGATAGGGCCTCTTTGATCTCGCCCTTTACGGCTTCGGCCACAACACCTGCTATCTCTCTGACGCTGGCGATCCTCTCCCTAATGCCGTCAATCAGGCCCTGAATAATATGGGCTCCAATTTCCAGCAAGGTGTTGTGCAGGGTTCTTAACCCCTCAAATGCGTTGACCACCACTGTTTTGATGCCGTTCCATAGGGAAACGAAGATGTTTTTTATATGCTCCCAGGCTCCTTGCCAGTCCCCCTGCAAAACATCCAGAAAAAATCCGAACAGGTTAATAATCACTTGTGCTGCTGTCTGGAACACCGTCTTGATAATGTTCCAGATGTTTGAGAATACTGCGGTCAGGTCATTGCCCCATTTGTTCCAGAAGGTCTGGATGGCAATGCCGGCCTGAGTGATAATCGCCTGGATATCCGACCAAACCTCCTTGACTGCAGTCCGAAAGCTCTCGTTGTTTTGCCATAATTCTTTGACTGCCATCACCAGACCCGCCATTACCCCCACAGCAAGGGCAATCGGTCCGGTCAAGGCGGTAAGAACCGCCCCCAAGCCTGCGGTAACTCCGCCGGCACTGGCGATGGCGGCCGCAGCAGCACCAACAACACCAGAGATGGCCCCGGCAGCCGTAACCAGCTGTCCGATAATGAGGACAACTGGGCCGATGGCTGCTGCCACCCCCGCCACAACCAGGATGGTCTTTTGCGCGCTGGGACTCAGATCCCCGAATTTCTGTACCAGTTCATTTAATTTTTGTATCAAAGGCGTTATGACCGGCAGGATATGCTGGCCCATCGTTGCCCCTAGTTCTTTCAGGCTTTCGGAGAAAACCCGCATCTGGTTGGCCGTTCCCGCTCCGGTCCGCTCGAAATCTCCCTGGGCGTTTTTGGTCATGGCCAGGACATAGTTGTACCGCAGCTGAGTCTGTTCAGCCTGGCTCATATCCTGGATCTTCTTCCTAATACCCTGGCTGTAGGCGTATTCCTGAAGGTTGGTTTGGGTCATGACAATACCAAGTTGTTTTAAGGACTCAGTCTCACCGGTGAACACTGATTTTAAGGCGGTATCCGCTATGTCGATCTTAATGTTCTTAAAACTGGACAGATCGCCGGCCAGCCCCACCAGGGTTTTGCTCATTACTTCCGCCTGCTCTGTGTTAAGACCCATACTGGTGGCCATATCACCGTAGGTGGAAGCCATGTCCAGCGCGGTCCCCTTGGCAATGCCGAAGCGTTCCAGGGTAGTATCGCTCCAATCCTTGATTCCCTGTGCGTTGTCCTTAAAGGCTACTTCCACCTTGTTGAGGGCTTCATTGGTATCCGACGCCAGCTTCACCGCAGCGCCGCCGGCGGCCACAATCGGTGCGGTAAGCGTCAGGGACAGGCCTTGCCCGGCGCTGGTGATACTATTACCGGCATTTTTTAGTTTTTGGCTGGCGTCCTCGGCTTTCTTGGCTAGCTGGGTCCAGGCTGAAGCTTGCAGTTCCAGTTCCCTGACCGTCTTTTTGAGGGAGTTTTCCATATTGGCCAGAACCTTTTCGGCCTGCAGCATTTTTATCTGCAGTTTTTCCACCGCCGCCGCATCCTGCTCGGTACTACCTGCCGCTTTGTCATAGGCATCTTTTAAAGCGGCAACCTTCTGCCTTTGCAACTCAGCTTGCTTGTTCAAGTAATCAACTTTTAATTTAAGCTGGTCGGCGGCACTGCCCATGTCGCCCATTTTGGCGGCGGCGGCCTGGAACTCAGCTTTAGCTAGTTTTAAAGACTGGTCCAACTCTTTCATGCCCTGATTAAAGCCAGTATTGTCCAGTCCGATCTTGACCAGCAGTTCGCCGATGGTTTCTGCCAATTGTCCTCACCTCCCTCACCAAATCTCATCAATGTATCCGGACGGATTTTCTTCGGTCTCAATAACCATTGCGCCCACAATGAGAAGATCCCAGAACATCTCGAGCTCCATAGCATCAATCTGTTCTGGGATCCAGTGGTAGTTCTGGGCCAGGCTTAGGTAGAAATACACCACCATTTGGTAAGCCGACAGACTGTTTAGGTCCGGTCCGCCGGCTCCAGTCCGTTTGGGAGTTCTCTCATCTTCCGGCTGACTACCTCCGCCACCCAACCGGCGATCTGGTAAAACAGCGGGACAAACTCATCCAAGTCCATTTCTTCCTCGATGACCTCTGCGGTTATGTCCGGATTGTTAAATGCTGCCGCAATCAAACGCTCCATCTCACTCAAGGCTTCCTGATCACCTTGGGCGGTATCGCTGAATTTCTCCTTGAATTTGGTCACCTCGCGCCAGAGCTTGACTTTAGGCGCTGGCGCGGTGTAGGTCTTGCCTTTTAACTTGATAGTCGGGTTTTCCATCATACCCCTCCTCCTTTAGGCGGCCGTGGTGAAGTTTCCAACGCTGTTAACCGCTAAGCTCTGGCCGTAGATATCTCTGATCCCCCGGGTACAGACCATAAGGTAGGCGGTAGAGGGGTCCAAATCTTCACTGGGGTTGAAGGTCACCACTTTATGTGCCGCATCAATAGATAGCCCGCCGGCCACCTCCAATCCGTCACTGGCACTTAAGAGCAGGAAGTTGGCCGCAGTCATATCGCTCACCTGTATCGCGTTATTGAAGGTCCAGGTCAGGTTAGCCCCCACCGCAACCCCGGTTGCTCCGTCAGCGGGTACCAGACTGACGGTTAAGGCACTAGGCGCAGCCCCATCTACCGCTGTAAACCAGTTGGTTCCGGTAGCAGCCACCCAGTCGGGATGATCTTCATCACCAAGCTTCTGCCAAGCGTCATCATAGCTACGCTTGATGAAAGTCCCTTTGATTTTGGGGGTCTGAAACTTGGGCTTGTCCTCTTGGGTCTGGTAATCCTGCTCCTGCAGGGCAAATTTGCCTTTGAACAGCCACACATAGCGGTACTTGCCGGTGCTCTTCCGGGACTTGAAGCCCAGAGCCAGATAGGGCGCGGTATCGGTCGACTTCTTGGTCAGGACCCCGCCCACTACGGTGTGTCCCAACAGGGCTGCCTGGGTATCGAGGTCAATATCCTTGGCCTCGAACTCCACATCGATCTCACCTAGTGAGGTCACGGTTTCATCGGGGCCGTCGTCACAATATAGGGTTTCAGTATTGCTTTTGGGGTTTATCTTGGCGTTGATAGCCCCAGCTATGGCGACCGGGCTGTTGTAGACCGCCCCCGAAGGCGAGTCGCTGGTCAGGATTGCATAATATAGGCTGTTTAGGCCCACTTGGATGCCAGCCATGTTTTTATCCCTCCTTAAATTGGGCGCTCAGTTACATATCTGAGTGCCTTGTGAAATATTTTGGTGTCATCTTCATACAGATCGGCGCTGCCTGTTCTTTTAAAGCCCAGAACCTTCATGGTTTTATCCACCTCAGCCGCAATGGCCGAGGTACTGGACGCTTTTACCCATACATCCACCTGCAAGTGAACCTCTGCCAGAAGGGCAGTGTCATCGGCCCAAGCGGAATCGAAATTAGTTAACTCAAACAATGTGATGTATTTATCTAATCCTTCCGGTGCTTTCAGTTGGTAGATGTAAGGCCCGCCCAAGAGAGCAACCAGGCTGGTGTTGCCTTCCAATGCTGTCAGCACTTCCGGTTTGACATTGATCATAAGCCCAGCCCCTCTTTCAGAGTCTGTTTGATGGTTTCCCGCACCTCTTTTCGGCTTTCCGCTTTAGCCGGACCCAGGAAGGGCCGGGCGGCCATCTTGGTGGTGCCATACTCTAGAAATTTGCCATAAAAAAATGGAGCCTCTGGCCCCACCTCGACGTACTTGTTGCTTTCATCCTGCTTCGGTTCGGAAATCACAATATTATCTGCTAGGTGCTCCTTTGCCTTTGAACTACGAGTCGCTCTCTGGCTGGCATTGGCCTGAACAATTTTGGCCCCTGCATAAAGAGCTTCATTCTCCGTTGGACCCGCTCTTTGCCCTAATTCCTTAAGCCGGGTAAGTATATCTTCCATGCCTTCCAAAGTCAGATTACCCGCCACCGGGGATCACCTCCTTGCACATCAGTTCCATTTCGCGGTGCCGCTCATCTTTATCAATAACAGAAAGAATAGCAAACACCCGAGTGCCATAAAGAATCCGCATTGCCGGAGTTATCCCGCCACGGAACCGAATCCTGATCCGGGTGGTGATCTCGAACTGGACACTGGCGGCCTGGAAGTATTCCTTGCCCGATAGGTCGGCTATCGCCGCCCAGACAATGGCGACCGTAGTCCAATTTTCCTGAGGTATGCCTTCGGCTTTGGAGATGGTTTTACTCTGCAGCGATACGCGCTGCCGTAGTTCCCCAATACTCACCCGGTTGCGATTCTTCAACCTTACCACCCCTCCCTGCGGTAGGCAAACAGAAGCCTGGACATAACCGCAATTAAGGCGGTCATGTCCACAGTTTCCCTCTGTTCGTAGATATTGCCGATGGCATAGAGAACTGCTTGCTTAACGGTTTCAGGCACTAGAGTAAATTCGGTCAAAGGACAGCGCAGGATATCCTGGCTAAGTTCCTCAGCGGCATTGATCAGATCGGTGATGAGCGTATCGTCCTCATCGCCGTCAACTTTCAGATACAGCTTGGCTTCCTCCAGGGTAACGACCAATACGCCCACCTCCTTGAATTATTCAGCGGCAGCCATTAAACCCGCCGCGATTAGCTTGGCCAAGAGAGCGTTGAAATCGGTCACCAAACCGGCCACGTCGGCAGCCGTACTGTCTGCCTGGTTGGCAGCTACCTTGGCAGCTAGGGCATCGTTTAAGACTTTACCCTGATTGGCCGACAGGGCGCTGGTAGTGGAGGTGGAATTCAGCGCATCAACTACCGGAGCGCTAACAACCCCCTCCACGACTGCCCCGGCGGCAACAGCCAGCTTGCCGCCTGCCGCAATCTCGAGTTCTCCCCCAATGACGGTCTTCTCTCCGCCCTGCTCGGTATAGTTTTTAACGTTGCTCATCTAAGTCTCACCTACGCTTTCATCTGCAGTACTTTGATGGCTTCGGCCAGGATCAGCTTGCCGTCCACCCTCTGAGTGGCCTTGAAGCCCACTTGCCCTGTGGCAGCATAAAGCTCGTTGAGACGCTGGAACGACCTGCCCTGTCTATCCGCCACCCAGTAGTAGCCGAAGTCGCCGAAAGCGATGGTTTTCTTGGCTGATGCAATAGTCGGCACATAAGCCGAGGTCTTAACCGGCCGGTTCAAAATCGTATCCGGTTGACCAGCAGTTATCGATGGCTGCCACAGGTACTGCCCGTTGCCGTCCTTAAGTTTCCGGATAGCCTTGACTGTAGCATCGTTCATCACGAATACAGCATTCTTTCGGTACGGGGATTTCAGGCTGTAGAACAAATCCATGACCTCGTCCACCGTAACAGCGGTTGCCGAAGCAGCGGTGACACCCAGTTCCGCCCCGCCCGTAGCATTTAATATGCCAGTAGGTTTGCCGCTGCCATCGCCAACGAAAAAGGCTTCTTCCTCCTTGGCCCCGATTCTCCTGGCAAACTCTTTGGCAATGTACTGTTCCAGATTAAATACGCTGTCGTTTAACAGTTCCTCTGAAACCTTGATCATGGTGGCCAGTTTGTAAGCCCCGATGGAAACCTGCCCGAAGGCATCGTCCGATTCCGGGATGGCTCCTTCTTCATCCACCCAGGAAGCAGTCCCTTTGCTGGCTACCACCGGAATCTTTCTATCCCCTGAAGATGTAGTGATTATGTTAGCTAATTGCCTAAAAATGTTTTCTTCCTGCAGGGCTTCAATAAGAGTTCTTTCAAACTCATCCGGCACTAAGTAGCCGCCCTCGCTGTCAGTGCCGATCTGTAGTGCATTCTGTACTTCGAAGCTATTTTTACTGCGCATGGTTTTCCAAAAAGCCTGTTTGTATTCGTCGCTGGCCCGGCCGGTTTTCTGTTCTCCGTTTGCTGAAGGCTTGGCTAAAATCGGCGAATTCAGCGGTTTGGCCAGTTCCAGGTCCATAGCTTGCTGTCGCTCCAGCCGGTCGATTTCCCTACCCAGGTTTACTACCTCCGCTTCCATCTTTTCATAAACAGCGGTGTCCTCAGCTGAGATCAAACCGTCGCTGCCCCTTTTGGAATCCAGAAATGCCTTGGCGGTTTCCCAGGCCTGGGCTCTTTTCTCCCGCAGCTCCAATATTTTGCTCATTAACAAATACCTCCTTAAAATTTCAAGAGGTCAAGCCTCTTGTCCAAAATGGTTATGGCTGATCCGGGTTTCTTTTCCTGACGCGGCAGCTTATTAATTAGCGAGTTGACCACTGCCAGGTTGCTGAAAATGAGGCCTTCATTTTCAGGACTGGACTCATTAGTCGCAGTAAACAGAATCGCATCGGCAAACCCCAACTCCACTGCCTTTTTGGCATTGAACCAGCTCTCCGCATCCATGAGGTGCGATAGTTTGGCTCGGGAAAGACCGGTTTTCAGTTCGTAGGCGTTGATGATGCTTTCCTTCACTTCACCTAACATGGCAATGGCCTTCTCCATCTCCCCGCTGTCACCGAAAGCTATGGTCATGGGATTGTGAATCATCATCATGGATACCGGCGACATGAACACTTCCCCGCCCGCCATGGCAATTACCGAGGCAGCACTGGCGGCGATGCCGTCGATTTTCACTTTTACTTGGCCTGGGTAATCCATCAGCATGTTGTAGATTTGGCTGGCAGCAAAAACATCACCACCTGGAGAGTTGATCCAGATAGTGATGTCGCCGCTTTCGCTAAATAGCTCGTTTTTAAATTGTTTGGGAGTTATCTCATCGCCGAACCAGGTCTCCTCGGCAATGGCTCCGTCAAGATAGAGGGTTCGGCTTGCCTCGTTCCTGACCCAGTTCCAAAACTTTCTCTTCAAGGTTTCCCACCCCCGTTTCATTGTTGTTCTTATTGGCAAATATCCCGGCATCGGCCAGCTTGGTCATATTGCCGTTAACGAGATACAGATCCCCGCCCAGTTCCTCGGGAATCCGATTCAGGTTTTCTAACTCCCGGATGTCATTGGAGGACATCCAGCCGTTTTGCCGGCCTACGGCGTATCCGTTCATCCGGCTCTGGTAATCGCCCCGCAAGAGTCCGTCTACATTGAATTTGATGAAGTAATCTTTCTTTTCACCTGGAGATAAGAGCGCTCTCTGCATAGCCTGCTCCCGGCGCACTACCCAGGGATCCAGGGTGTATTTCACAAACTCCAGACTCTGCTGCTCTATATTAGAGAAGCTGGACTTTTCAAGGTCGCCGATCATGTGCGGCGGTATCCTGAAAATCCTGGCTATCTCATTGATTTGGAATTTTCTTGTCTCTAAAAACTGGGCCTGCTCCGGCGGTATGCCGATGGGCTGAAACTTCATGCCTTCTTCAAGCACTGCCACCCGGTGGGCATTTCCACTGCCCTGATAGACCGCGTTCCAGCTTTCTCTGATCCTGGCCGGATCTTTTACTACGCCGGGATGTTCCAGGACACCGCCCGGATTGGCCCCATTGGCGAAAAACTTGGCCCCGTATTCTTCGGTGGCAATAGCCATACCAATAGCGTTCTTGGACATCGCGATGGGCGAATAACCAATCAAACCGTCAAAACCCAAGCCCGGTATGTGTAGGACATCTTCCGGCCGTAAGATTACATATCCGGTATCCTTTCGGTACTCGTAATAGAGTTGCGCGTCGGTTGTCCGCTCCACCGTCATACGATCGGGCAGCAGCGGATAAAGAGCTAGTACTTTGCCCCTACCGTCCCGGATAATCTGGGCATAGGCATTTCCCCATAATAAAAGACGACTCATCAGTGTCTCTCTGAACACAAATGAAGTCATCTCCGGATTCGGCTCGTCATGGAGCAAGTAATATAATTGGTGATTTACGGCCTTCTCTTTGCCTCCTGCAGTGTACTTATATGTGTGAAGAGGCAGACTGGCAATAGTCTCGGCCAGTATTCTGACGCAGGCATACACAGCGGTGGTCTGCATAGCAGTTCTTTCATTGACTGCTTTACCGCTTGAGGTACTGCCGAAGAAAAAGCTGTAGGCGCTGCCGTACGAGCTGTTTTTAGGACTGGCCCGGGGCTTCAGCAATCGCGATATAACCGGTATTTTCATTAAACTTTCCTCCTAAAATGGGCATAAAGAAAGCACCTACGAAGAGATGCTTAAGTCGAACAATCATTTATATTTCGTTTTCCATAATTACAGTCGTAATAGCAAAATCTGGCTACTTGAACACACTTTTATTCTTCAAAATCGATAGATCTTATAATGCCGAAATAATATCTCAATATTAAGAGGCCATGATTAAACCGTTGATTATCTCGCTTAGTAATAATTTTATCTCCTTAAATCCCCGGTTCTTCTGACCTGAGCTTTGATCCATATATAATCCTCTGTTGACTTCAATCATAATGGAATTGACCCTTTTATCAGATAAATAATATTTTGCGGGTACAAAAGTACCTGCAAAGGGCCGATTTACATAAACCTTATAAGCATTAGCTAATCTCGTTTGAACAATATTGATCAGCTTTTGAGGAGTATGAAAATCACAGGTTCCTATGCAGATATCCGGCCTGTCAGGACTCTGATCAATCTCGTAAGGTAAAGGAAATGAAGGAAATGAATGGCAGTCAATAATCAAACACTGACCATGCTCTTCGAGGACCCTACCAACCAATTCTTCAAAACCCTTATGATACGGGTCAAAGTAAGTCTTAAGGATTTCCTCTCTATTTTTTGCGTTCAGCTCTCTTAATTTTTTTCCACCCGCGGTCAGTTCATAAACAGCCCCCATGCCCACGCTGGACATAATCTCATCTTTGTCATTTCTAAACCTTTCCATGTCCACAACTAAACGGCTGACGGGGCTCTTGTACATATGGACCCCTTCCATTGCAAAAAGCTTATCGGTAAAATGGTCGGTCATTACGAGGATTTCATTCGTTAGTTCTTCTTCACTCAACATCATTTCTTTTTTGATATTGTTGGGAATATATGTAGATGCGTGCGGGACATGAAGTATAATACATTTAGAATCCATATATAATTCTCCATTTCTAAAAATCTGTTATGAAGGGAATTTACGGTGCTAAAGATATCAAAAGAAACAATCTTACAACAAGAAAATATGCATCCGGGCATTTCCCATCAAATTGAATATTATGAACACATGGAGCTGCCTGTATGCCCAAAATGTAATACTAAAGACACAGCTTCTGTCAATGTAGGTGTAACTGCCCGTACAATCTTTTTAGCCACTGCCACCTCGAAATTTCACTTACAGGCAAATGATAAACAGGGTAAATATTATTGCAATGTTTGCAAAGAATATTTTGGTTAATACGACTTGAATTTTTGCAAACGATTGTATTCATGAAAATCGGCTTCCTCGCCTTCAGTGTCTCCTCACTTATCTACTCGATAGGTCTTAAGATGAGCTATGCGTAATCCTAACTCTTTTATTGCCATTTCGGAATTATTATCACCGAATTGTTCTCGTTCCTGAACAGCTGATTCTAAGAATTTTAGCATGTTCCTCTTCCCAATTAGCCTACAAGCAAACTCATCAGCACTCAATTCATTGCCCATTACTTTTCCTTCCCGAATGCACAATTTCCTCAATTTATGAAATTCATCAACTTGCAGGATGTTAAGACAGTCAAAGTCTTCATTGTGGACATGCCCTAATTCATGCCATATAGCAGAAATATTAAAATCTCTCCTCTGCAGTTTAATGAGCATGGTATTCGTGATATACGCAACGCCACATTCTTGGCCATTCCCATCCTTCCTCATTGAAACACACATTTCCCGGTGTTTTGCCTTCTCAACTTGCTTATTATCCAATACTATGTAAAAGCGAAAAGCACTATCATCATAATGACGGAATTCTCCGACTAAACTATGTTGAGGTATATTTTCTTCACTAGACAACAGCAAATAATACTGACTTTCATTCCGTATCGAAATGTTAATCACATCCATAACATATTTAGGATTTTTTACTATTATACTCCACTCTCTAAATAACCAATATCCCTCTTCCATCATAAACAGAGCCCCTTATAGTCCCTTGGTTGCGAAGCGCTCTATCCAGCGCCATTATCGTCGCTACCGCTCCGTCAATTTTCTCAGTAGACTTTTCTTTGTCGGGTTTGATATTGCCTGCTGGATCTGTGCGGATAAAAATGTTATCCATCATCCAGCGCAAAACCGGCTGCCCGCCATGGGCGAGCTTTTCTTCCAGGGTTAACTTCATCAGTTCCTTGGTAGGCGGGGACATATCCTTGAAGCCCTGGCCAAACGGTACCACCGTAAAGCCTAGCCCTTCTAAGTTCTGTGTCATCTGCACCGCTCCCCAGCGGTCAAAGGCTATTTCCCTTATGTTGTATTGGGTACCGAGTTCCTCGATAAAGCTTTCAATGAAGCCGTAATGCACCACATTGCCTTCGGTGGTTTTCAAATAACCCTGCTTCTTCCACAGGTCATAGTTCACGTGATCGCGGCGTACCCTGAGGTCAAGGTTTTCTTCCGGTATCCAGAAGTAGGGAAGGATATGAAATTTATCGTCCTCATCAACCGGAGGAAAGACCAGCACAAACGCTGTAATATCGGTAGTGCTGGACAAGTCCAACCCGCCGTAGCAGATCCGGCCTTTCAGTTTTTCCTCATCAACCTGAAAAGCGCATTTATCCCATTTCTCCATGGGCATCCAACGAACCGACTGTTTAACCCATTGGTTAAGCCTAAGCTGCCGGAAGCTGTTTTCCTCGGCCGGATTTTGCCGCGCGCTCTCACATGCTGCCTTAATCTTGTCGATACCTACGGTTATTCCTAACGATGGATTGACTTTTTTCCATACTTTAGGATTAGTCCAGTCGTCTTCTTCCGCCGCTCCGTAGATTACCGGATAAAACGTAGCATCGTGCTTTCTTCCTGACAGAAGGTCTTTGGCCTTCTGATGCACCTCATAGCAGATACTGTTGACGTTATCACCCGCTGTCGTGATGAGAAAGTAGAGCGGCTGCATTCTGGCGTCGCCGGAGCCTTTGGTCATGACGTCAAAAAGTTTCCGGTTTGGTTGGGTATGCAGCTCATCGAACACCACCCCGTGGATATTGAAACCGTGTTTCGAATAGGCTTCAGCCGACAGCACCTGGTAGAAACTGTTGGTCGGCAGATACACAAGCCGTTTGGTAGAAGCCAATAGCTTGACGCGACGGTTTAAAGCCGGGCACATTCGCACCATATCGGCTGCCACCTCGAATACGATGGATGCCTGCTGGCGGTCGGCGGCGCAGCCATAGACCTCTGCGCGTTCCTCGTTGTCTCCGCAGGTTAAGAGCAGAGCGATGGCCGCTGCCAGTTCCGACTTGCCCATCTTTTTCGGTATCTCCACATAAGCGGTATTGAATTGGCGGTAACCGTCAGGCTTTAAGATGCCGAACAGGTCACGGATAATCTGTTCCTGCCAGTCAATCAGTTCAAAGGGTTGCCCTGCCCAGGAGCCTTTGGTATGGCACAGGGCTTCGATAAATGCCACCGCATAGTCGGCGGCTGCCTTGCTGTATTTTGAATCCGCGGCCATAAAGGCGGTCGGCTTGTATTTCTTGAGTTTTCGTATGAAGGCCGCCTCCTCTCTTAAAGCGGGCAAAAGAAAAGAGCCCCCTTAAGAAGCTCAGTTTCCCGTATATTTATTGGTTGTCGGTTATTCGCTCTCTTCCTCTTCCCCCGTCAGGATAAAGCGGCAGTACTCGGGCTTGTGGTCATTAAGGTAAATAACCAGTTCATTGAATCCTTTGGTGCATGCTTCCTGTTGAACGCGCGGGAGGTCAAACATATTCGTGACCCCGCTCTCCCTGATGGCTAAAATCTGCATCAGTATGGCCTCGTTCATCTGGCTTCCTCCATTTCTACCGATTCGGCGGCTGCCCGGCGCAGGATATCCATATCATAAATATTTGGCTTTTATCCGGGTGGTTACCTCCGGTTTTATTCATCAATCTTTCTGATTTCATCCTCACCGAAAACTACCCCCAGCCCGCTACCCGAGTCCCAGTCAACAAATACGGTGCCTGTATCGTCCACAAATGACACCGTGCCCTGGTCTCCAGGCTTCAACCTGGTATACGAGTCATCCATGCGCACCAGTTCTACCCGAGTACCCGGAGGATAAAATGACCTGAGCGCCTTTAACATTTCCGGATGAATCTGCTTCATGCTTCCTGCACCTCCTCCGGGTTGCGCTGACCGTTTTTGAAAGCGGCACTACCGCTTAGCTTAGAGAGCAAGACCTGTCGCTCCTTTTTGTACTCCGGACCTATAAATCCCAGCCGCAGCAGGAAGCAGCGAAAGGTGTACTTCTCATTGTCATAAGCCTTTTCGGTAGCCGTTACCCGCTTCTGTTTCTTGGCCATCGCGCAAAGCGCCCCGATGAAGCGGGCATAGGCGTTGACTTCTTCTGCCGTTAGGCTGCCAGAAAACCAGGGGAAGCGCAACCTGTCCTCGGTCTGCTCAATCGGCAGCCGGTCTGTGCCCAGGGCTTTTTTGATGAGGTTTTCCTTGCTCTTAACCAGCCGCTCCAGATTGGCAATGGCGGCTTCACTGAAACCCTCTCTGGGAAACTCGATCGCCAACTCGTCGGGCGCTTCGAATTGAAATCCTCGCCGACCAAGCTCGTTAAGCAGTCGCTCAAGGTCTTCGTCGCCGCTGATTTCACTGGTGCAAAGGGTGCCTTCCTTATTGACGGCATACTCGCCGACGACATAAGCAAAAGTCGGTGCGCCTTGGTATTCCGGCGCGGTATTCAAGATTTCACTGATCGCCATCACAAGTTCCTTGCGCCTGGCGCCGGTAACGTTAAACTTAAACTTAAACTCCATGGAATCGACCACCTTTCTATTTTGGTAGTCATATACATCACTCTACACCGGTGTAATAGCAAGCCTTTACACCATTTTTTCCACGCTTTCAAAGGGAATTTTCTGCCCGCCGCGCACAAGGAAAACACCAGCATCTGAGTTCTTAAACTCAATGTACCTTTTGACTATTACATCACAGAACTTCTCGTCCAGTTCCACGGTGTTGCAAATCCGGCTGGTCTGTTCACAGGCGATCAGGGTGCTGCCCGAACCGCCGAATGGATCTAGAACAATACAGCCCGTCATGCTGGAGTTTAGTATGGGGTAGGCTACCAGCGGCACGGGCTTCATGGTCGGATGATCAGTGTTTTTCCTAGGTTTGTCGAACTCCCAGATGGTGGACTGCTTGCGGTCGGAGTACCAGGCGTGTTTACCCGTTTTCTTCCAGCCGAAGAGTACCGGCTCGTGCTGCCACTGGTAAGGTGAACGTCCTAAGACCAACGACTGTTTCTTCCAGATGCATGTTCCTGACAGGTAAAATCCCGCATCCTTAAACGCTTTGCGGAAATTAAACCCCTCGGTGTCGGCGTGGAATACATAGATACTGGCATCCTTGGCCATTGCCTTTTCGGTCAGGGTGAAAGCGTCCAGCAGAAACTGGTAGAACTTCTGGTCCGCCATGTTGTCGTTTTTGATTTTTCCTGCCGTGCCTTCATAGTTGACGTTGTACGGCGGGTCAGTCACCACGAGGTTGGCTGGTTTCCCGTCCATGAGCAGAGAAAAGGTCTCAGCTCTAGTACTGTCGCCGCAGACAACCCGGTGCTGGCCCAAAAGCCACAGGTCACCCGGCTGGGTTACGGCAGGCTTGGCGAGTTCGCTTTCCACGTCAAAGTCGTCGTCTTTCACGTCCTCAAGAGCGCCTAGCAGCTTATTCAGTTCCGCATCGTCGAAACCCAGGAGCGATACATCAAAGTCGGCAGCCTGTAGATCGGCAATCTCCACCGAGAGCATTTCAGCGTCCCAGCCAGCGTTCAGGGCCAGGCGGTTGTCGGCAATAATGTAAGCCCGCTTCTGAGCTTCGGTCAAATGTTCTGCGAATACGCAGGGCACTTGGGTTATGCCTTCCTCCTTGGCGGCCAGGATGCGCCCATGCCCGGCAATTATATTAAGATCTTTATCTACGATGACCGGGTTTACGAATCCAAACTCCCGGAGTGATGCTCTAAGCTGGAGTATCTGTTCCTTGCTGTGAGTGCGGGCATTACGGGCATAAGGCACCAGTCGGTCGATATTCACTTTTTCAAAACGCTCGGTTGTGTTCATTCTTATCGTCCTTTCCTGCCTGACAGCAAAGCTTCCATAATGTCGTCCTGCGGATTGCCAACGAAGGCCGTGGTGCAATTCTGCTTAACAATGTCAAAAATCTCATACCAGATGAGGTTCGCCTGTTTCTGAAACGATTGGCTCATCTGCACGAACGGACTGGCCATCGCGCCGCCCGTGGTCGGGTGCTTGCCTAAGAGTCCGTAGGTACTGATGGCTTCTTCACACTGGATGTAGCGCGTAAACGCCTGGGCATACGCTTCGATCAGCCGCGGGTTGACGAACTTTTCGCAGCCGCGGTCTTTGAGCCATTTCCAGGTTTCTATGAACAGATCGCCAGCGCCCAGCGGCTTACCGTCTTTCTGCCTCGCGCTGAGGTAATCGCTGGGTGCGGGCATATCTTCTCCGTATAAATCTGCCGCATCCTCAAGTTCCTCCGCTTCGAGCATCGACTCAGGTTGCAGTTCCGGGGCTCCTAAAATCTTTGCAGCCTTTCCGGCTGTGATTTTATCAGCCAGGGATTGCGGCTTGTCGCCGGCGCGGACCCGGCGACCGCCCCTGTTCGTCCCATCTTTCGCCACAGGCCTTCACCTCCTTGCCAGGGCAGGGTTTTATCCCCCGTTTAAACCTCAGTTCATAAACAAGGGGCCGCACAGTCTTAAGACTGGCAGCCCCCGAGATTTTTTCTCCTAAGTCTAATTTCCTACCCTTAAATGTCTTTTAGCTTAATAATGGTAACGTTAGGATAAGTATTTTTTATCCTATTCACGTATGTACTTTTGTCCTCCTCAGAATAGAAGATAACATACCTATATTTTGCATCTTCATATTGGCTGACACGTTTTACGTCAAGTTCAAGCTTTCTGTTATTATCGGGAGTAACATTTGCAAAACATTCACAAATAATACTGTTATCGTGGGAAACGATGTCAAAACCATTTTGTGCACCCAGATTTACAATGAATTTAGCTTCCCCATGTCTATCCATCAAGATTTGTACTGCATCCAAGCTAACTAGATACGTAAAAGTCTGATTTGTTTGCTCTATAAAATTCTGTTCAACTTCGAACAAAGGATCAAGTCCGCATTTTGTAAACTTCACCATCTTCATCGCATCTACGCTATCTGTAGTGGAAAATATATTGCTAATTTTTTTTACGGTTGCCTCTGTGTTAGCCAATATCTTATTCTTATAGAATTGGATTTCTTGATAGTCATTAATCAATATTTGCTGACCCATAGCACCCTCCTTAAGTGTTACCATGTTTTACCTGTATTTTAAATAATATCACTATATTGCAAGTCTATCTCATATTACAAGACCTTGAAGCTTATTCCCACTTTGGTTTAATCCCCCGTTTGAACTGCCATTTTTGCACGCGAAGGGGGCCGCCCGTTCTCCAGGCGCAAAGAAACAAGGATTTTCCTCCCCCTCCCCTTGAGTGTTCTTTGTTTCTTTGTTATTATTTAATCAAAGATTCTTTGTATGTTTTCAGTTAGATCAGCATATACTACCAAAGGAGGAATACTAATGCCGCAAGTTAAAACCAAAGGAGAAAATCCTATGATAAAAAAACGTATCTCGGTATCTCAGAAACGCCAGATAACCATACCGATTGAGTTCTATAACAGCCTCGGCATTGACAAGGAAGTAGAATGCTATGTCCAAAACAATGCCATCATCATCCGTCCCATCCGGGAAAGCAGCGGCGAATTTGACGAACAGATCCTGGCCGATTTAATAGCTCAAGGGCTGTCAGGACAAGAACTGCTTGATAAGTTTAAGGAAACCCGCCGCCAAATCCGTCCCGCTGTGGAACGCTTGCTTGATGAAGCCCGTCTTGCTGCTCAGGGCCAAGC